CAAACGTGGGTATCCTTGCGGATGTTGCCGAGTAATAGCACGTCTGCGGCGACCAATGCGACGGCGGCCGGGGCGTGGTCTGCGAATGTCGCAGGATTCAAGCTCATGCGTGCGCGAGTGAGCGCCTATACCTCTGGCAGTGCCGATGTGACATTCTTAGCCTCCTCCGCTTCCGGGCGCATTGGATCGAGTGGCGGAGATGCCGAAACCCTTGATGGGGAGGACGGCTCCTACTATCTTGACGTCGATAATGTGACCGCTGGCACTCTTGCGGTGGCCCGTGGCGGCACTGGCGCGGCGACCCATACGTCTGGCAACTATCTGAAGGGTGCCGGGACGGGAGCAATCACGAGCGCGACGGCGGCAGCGACGTTTGCGGATGTTTCTCCGCTAACGACACGCGGGGACCTGCTGGTTGGGACGAGTGGAAGTGTGACCGGCGCACGACTCGCCAAAGGCAGCTCCGGGAACGTCCTGACGATGGCGGATGCCAATGATATTGGGTGGGCGGCTCCTTCCGGTGGTGGAGGAAAGATTCTGCAGGTGGTCTATGGAGTAGATACGTCGTCGGCGTCGTCAAGTTCCAGCACGATGGCTGACACGGGACTCACTGCGTCGATTACCCCCTCAGACGACGATAATAAAATATTGGTACTGGTATCCCACAACGGGGTGGGTAAAGTAACGTCAAATACTCGCGTACACACGCAGCTCCTCAGAGATTCCACCACGATTGCGGTGGAAAACTCCCAAGCCTACACGGCTGATAGTGGCACGATTTACACAGGTAGTTCGAGTTGGTCGGTGCTTGATGATCCCCAAACAGACAGCGAGATCGTCTATAAAACCCAATTTATGAGTCAAGGGGATTCCGGCACTGTATATGTGGGTCTGAACTCCAGCACGTCAACGATGGTCCTTCTAGAAGTGGATGTCTAATATGAGTCATCATTTATCAGAAATCATACGGTGGAAAGAACCGACAGCGCGGGTGGTGACTCGCGGCTCTGGCGACGACGAGAAGATTGTCCGATGGGACGGACCCGGACGACAGCCATCGGCCAGTAAATTGGCGCAATGGGCTACGGACTATCACGCACAGGGCATCGAGCAGGAACAGGCGGCGATTGACCGGATCGATAGCAATGTCGCGGTTCGGGCGCTTATCGCGGAAATTGCCTCTCAGCTCGGTCTGACAGAAGAAGAGTTTGGCGGAGCCGTGAAAGACCGGGTGAAGTCGATCCTGCAAGGTGGATCATGAGTCTGGCTGCGCCAATAGCTGAACGCATCTTTGACGCCAATGGCGAAGTCCTGAAGTTTGACGTCCGAGGCTTAGGGGCGGTGGGATTTCAACTGTCTGGCACCTTTACCCTGACAGTACAATTTGAAGCGTCGGTCGATGGGGAAACTTTTGTCGCCTTTAATATGCTCCCGTCGAATAGTGCGACGGCGGCGTCCTCTGCGACGGCGGCAGGGGCGTGGAGAGCGAATGTCGCAGGGTATCGACTGGTACAGGCAAGGGTGAGTGCGTATACATCAGGGAGCGCGAACGCGACATTTCTGGCCGCGAGTACTGGAGGCGCACACTAATGCCCAGTGCGAACGACTTCGCCACTCGCGCACTACAGTCTATTGGGGTCGCCGGAGCGATTGATACCATCTCCAGTGAGGACGCAGCACTCGCGCTCAACGTCCTGAACGAGTGGATCGACCAGTTAGGGATTCAGCGCAACACCATTTATACGGTGAAGCGCCAGACCCATACGCTGGCGAGTGGGACGTCGAGCTATACGATTGGCAGCGGGGGGACTATCAATGTCGCCCGTCCGATCTGGATACAGGACGTCGGGTTGATTCTGGATACGGGATCAAGCACGCCAGTGGAAGCACCGAGACAACTCTTTACGGATGAGGAGTATGCCGGAATCTCGCAAAAGACGCTTCAGTCTGGTCTGATTCAGGGCATCTGGTTTGACCATGAGTGGGCATCGGGATTGGGCAACATTCATGTCTGGCCGGTGCCAAATGTCGGGACGACGCAACTGGTGTTGTATCTCCCGACCCCGCTTACGGAGTTTGCTGATCTCTCAACGGCCTATACGTTTCCGCCGGGATACGAACGGGCCATTCGGAGCAATCTGGCCGTCGAATTGGCTCCCTTTTATGGGATACCCGTCTCGCCGGACCTCCGCCAGCAAGCATCGAGTTCGATGCTACGCATTAAGCGTGCGAATGTGCGGATACGCGAGGTGCCGATTGATCCGTCACTGACGCGACGAAGCCGGACGATGACGAACAGTCAGTTTCGAGGAGGATTGTTCTAATGCCGTCGTATCCCGGCTTCTGTGGGCCATCGTATATCTCTCAAAGCCTGATGGCGCGACCGGAACAGTGCATGAATATGTATCCTGAGCGTTTGGAAGTAGCGAATCGGCAGCGGTTGGTGCTGTATCCGACGCCCGGACTAGCGTTATTTGCGGAAAATGCGACAGAAGGTGCAGCCTGTCGTGGATTATTTGCCCAAGCGGGGCGTGCGTTTGCTGCTATCGGGACAAAAATCTATGAAATGTCCTCTACGGGGGAGTTAACCGAGATTGGCACGGTTGCTATCGACAGCAATCCCGCGACATTTGCCATGAATGGGGACGCCGGGAATGAATTATTCATTACTAGTGGCGATAAGGGCTATATTTACAACTTTTCGACAGAAGTATTTGGTGAACAGGTCACAGATGTGACACAGGGAGGCATGGTTGACGGCTATTTTCTTGGGCTGGATGCGGCGACCTCTACGTTAAAAGTCTCTGACTTGCTGGATGGCACGACATGGAGTGGTCTTAACACGTTGCAGCGGTCTGCGGCCCCTGATCCGTGGCAGGCGATGGTTATTCGGGACCGCACGATTCTTCTCTTTGGTACGGAAACGACGGAACCGATTTACGATGCCGGGACGTCCCCGATGCCGTTCGCGCCCGTGCCGGGGATTGTGATTCCGTATGGCATTGCGGCTCCGTTTTCCGCGAAAACCTTGGGTGCATCGACTTTATGGCTGGCACGAAGCAAGGATGGAGATCGTCAGGTCGTGCAGATGAATGGCTATAATGTGCGACGGGTCAGTACTCATGCTGTGGAAATGGCGTTCAGTCGCTATGATGATGTGTCCGATGCGGTGGCGTTTACCTATCAGGATCAAGGGCATCAGTTCTACGAGTTAAACTTTCCACTCGCCAATGCCACATGGGTCTATGATTTGGCGCTTGGCATGTGGCATGAGCGCGGTCATTGGGATAGTGACGCACGGCGGTATCAGATGTGGGGACCACAGTATCACTGTTATGCGTTTAACAAGCATCTGGTGGGCGATGTCTCTGGTGCAGGCCGTATCTTTGAAATGAATATCGATCTCTATACGGATGTCGATGGGAACGGCTTGCGACGACAGCGTGTCCCACCAATTCTGGAAAACGAACAGAATCGGTTAATTATTAACAAGTTTCAGTTGCATTGTGATGTGGGCATTGGTCTTCAGGGTGCTACCCGCAATACGGCTGCGCCTCCTGCTGTGACGTCATCGGATCAGGGCTATGATCCGCAGATTATGATGCAGGTGTCAGGCGATGGGGGAGAAACATGGAGCGAAGAACGCTGGCGCTCGGCGGGTAAACTTGGGGAATATCAGCATCGCGCCCAATGGTGGCGCTGTGGCAGTGGACGAAATGTAATTATTGCGGTCGCCATGACTGATCCGGTGCCGTGGAGGATAATTGATGCCATCGTCGAAGCTAAGGGCGCAATGCACTAATGGCGAAACCTGCTCCGATTCCGGTGACGTCGGCGCTAATCAATACGGAAATCGATCCCATGTCGGGGGGCGATTTACCGACCGGCTTAGTGTCCAACACATGGTTCGAGTATTTTTTGCAGATGCAGGATCGGGTGGAAAAGAGTCCGTATGCGGTCGGCACGCTGTTCGACACACTGACGGACCAGAGCGCGGCTATTGCTGCAACGAGTCTGACGATTTCGACCCCGACGGGACTGACCACGAAGCTGTCGAAGGGACTGTATCGCGTTTCGACATATGCGAGGATTACGCAAGCCGCCTCTACATCGAGCAGCCTGACCGTCACCCTGCGGTGGACGGATGGGACGGTGGCCTGCACGTCGTCTGGATCGGCCCTCACCGGGAATACCACCGCGACCACGGGGAGTTTGGACCTGATGATTCGGAGTGACGCAGATGCGTCAGTGACGTATGAAACAGCCTATAGTTCATCCGGCGCAACGGCCATGCAGTATCGGCTGGATGTCGTCTTGGAGCAGGTAACAACCTAAAGGATAGATGATGGCAAACGGACAAGATGAATTATTTAACCCTAATGTGGGTCACATTCCACCTCCTACGCAGACGTTTCACCCGGATTTACGACATTTATGGCAGGGAGGCGGATTTCCCAATAATCGGATGCCTACGCCTCCACCCGGATATGTGTATCAAGAGGACCCAATGCACAGAGGTGAACCACGGTTAATACCAGTTGATCAAAGCGCAGGGTATACGGGACAACCGTGGTGGATGTCTGGACTTGGTGGAACATCAGATGTTTCGCGTGGATTACCTACTGCGGAAGAGATGACGCTTGGTGGGGGTCAAGATTTTACCACTCAGTTATCGAATTATGCAGAAGGAGGAGGCGGTGCAACGGGTACTGCGGATCGTTTTGCAGGTGTACCCGGACCGGAAATGACACATCCTCCAAGTCGATTACAGAATCCAGTGCCGTTTACTGACACGGGTTATGATGCGTTGAAAGACACATCAAGTTTTCCAATCGATATCAAATCGCATCTTCCAAAAGCGCTTGATCCAATGCAAGCACTTATGGCAAAAGCATTGACTCCTCCATCCCTGAAAAGTCAACTGATTCCGGCGGGGATTGCCGCTGGCACCAGCTTGCTTGGGGCGTGGTTGGGGTCCCGATCCGCAAATAAGGCGGCTGAGATACAGGATCGCCAGTTTCAGGAGCAGATGGGGATGCTTCGTGAAGATCGGGCGCGACAACGGGCGGTGGAAGATTGGGAAATTCAGGTAGCCCATGAGCGTGAAAAGCAGATTGGTGGACCACTCAAACAGGCGCAGGCGTCAGCGATTCCGGGCTATGCGGAACATTTTGGACTCGATCTTGATCCGGAGAAATTTGTCACTCCGGATTTGGACCCGCGATTTACGGGAGAGACACGGCCATTAACGTCCTCACAGATGGCTCCTCCGGGATATGTCTTAGATGCGTCGGGAAATCCGGTGTTGCCGTCGAATCAGCAGAAGAGTAGCAAACTATCCAAGCTCTTAAAGTATGGACTGCCTGCTGCCGCGATAGCGATGCCAGCACTTGGCGCGATGGGGGTGCCGGGAATGGGATGGGCTTCAAAATTGGTGGGATCACTCGCCGGGTTGTTTGGTCGCGGTGGCGGTGGTGGAAGCCAGCCTAGTACTCAAGCTATGTTACAGCCAAACATGCTTACGCCTTCGGTATCGACATCATGGACCGCGCAGGACCCAAGAACAGGTAATATAATGGATCAGGTCTTACCTTCAACACCGCTTCAGTATCCCGGCATTCCTACGGGTTTGCCGGATATGGGGTATCGTCTTCCTGCTCCACGATCATATAGTCCATTTGAACCACAACTAGATCGACTTCCCTTAAGAAACGAGTAAAGATTATGGCAAGTCCCTACGATTATCACCGATCTACATTACCCGCGAGAAATCGCCCCTTTTCTGGAGAAATGGGTGATCAGTTTTCCAAAACTGAGATGGATAATCTCTTGCGTCGTCCGACATATCTCGACGATGATGCCGATTGGCAAACGCCTTTTGGACAGGATTATGACCCGAATGACCTGTATGGCAATTTAGATTACACGCCTCCCTTTGCTGGTGGTGCAGGAGAAGGAGCATCGGATGTGTGGCAACGGGCTGGTGATCCGCTTGCGAGGAGAAAGTCCGAGGAACAGAGTTTGAATGATCGGTGTGGGGATGGAAAAATATGGGATGACGTAACGAAAACCTGTATTCCCGATCCGAACGCATCGGATGTCGGGGGCGGGGAAACTAAAAAACCCACGTATGCTGATCCTTTTACGGGGACCTTTACGGCTCCTACGGAACGTCCGTGGCCGACGGCCCCGGAATGGCGTGGACCGGATATTCCGGATGTCGGGGACTTTGATTATGAAGCATGGCAGGCTCCTGACGAGTTCAAAGCGCCGACAATGGAAGAGGCACGGGCTGCACCGGGATTCCAGATGCGGATGCAGGAAGGACAGAAGGCCTTAGAAGCAAGTGCCGCTGCGAAGGGTGTCTTGCGGTCAGGGAAAACATATACCGATCTGATGAATTATGGGCAGCAGATGGGCGAGATGGGCTATGAAGATGTCTACCGCCGTCGGTCTGGAGAGTATGATCGGTCGCGTCGAAACCTTGAACGGGATTATCAGACCGGCTATGGACGTGCGACGGATATTTACAATGTCGGTCGGGAAAATGTCTTAGGGCGATACGGATTGGAGTTAGGGGAAGAACAACGCCGGTATCGTCCAAAGGAACAGCAATGGGCAATGGAGGCAGGCAATATTCCCACAGCTCGGACGCAGGACTATAATCGGGCATGGGATCGGTTCCGGGCTGATGAAGATCGCTTTGAGCGTCAGCAGGCGAAAGAAAACGCATGGAAGCGGTATTTGGCGGAGCAAAAAGGTCCCGCACCGGGATCATATCGACCGGCATAAAGGAAGGCTATTATGGCACGACTCTTAAATCGACCGATGTCCGGATCGACGGACCTTGTGAACCTGCTTGGTCAGCGTGGACAGCAGCAAGCGCAGTCCAGTCTTGCCATGTCACAGCCGTGGACCGCCGCCGCACAGAATATCGGGGGACAGGCGGCCAAAACCCTTACAGATCGGTATGCGGCAGAGCAGGCGCGTCCCGCGCAAGCCTTTAAGCTGATGCAGGCGCTACAAACATTAGAGCAGGGCGCGGAATCTCTCAAGATTGCGAAGTCCACTGAAACTCGCGCTGCGTCTGATGCCGCGAAAATGAATGTGGGTGGTGCGTTGCTACAGGCAAGCAACATGAAGAATCCGGCAGAGCAGGCAGCCGCCTATCAGAAGGCGTTGGGCGTCATGCAACAACATGATTTGACGGCCTTTCAAGCGCCACAAGATACTCAGTGGGGAACACCAGCGGCATATAGCTACTTACGAAAAACTGCCTACAATCTGGACGATAAGTTAAAGCCCACATCAGATCGGGAGCGCATTTTAGAACGCAAGCGTCAGGAGCTTGGAGGTGATTTAACGCCGGAGCAACGCGAACTGGCGTTTATGGAAGAAGCCACACCGTCCATGCGGCCCACATGGGGACGTCTTGATGGAAAAAGCACGATGGCCTTTGCTATTACGGGCGGCAAGCGGATGGGGCAGATCGTTGTGTCGGGTCCGGGTGGACAATTGATCAATGTTGCAGATCGTTTTGAGGCCGAGCCGCCTTCATCAGCTATGATTTCACCGGAAAATATTCAATCAGTGGCCCGTTTGATTGGGCGGGGCAAAATGAGCCTTCATAATGTGTCTGCCCGTTACAGGCATTTATTTGTGCCAGAATCCGAGCGCGTTTATAACATGATTCACTCTCCTGAGATGCGTGGTAAATGTCCTGAATGCGATGGATCGGGTGCGACGTTTGACGCGCAGCGAGGCATGTTGGAGTATGAGGCGGCCAGAGGATTTGTTCAAAGTAATGCTGATTGGCAACCACGTTTGTTATTTGGAGCGTTTCGGGAATTTGATAAGCAATCCAAGATACTTAAAGGGCTTGCTTATGAGATGCGGCAGACCGGTTGGACTGGATTGAATAATGCAATAGCAGATTTTAGGAGAAATTATCGCGCTAAGTCCCCGGAGGGAATCTTGGCGCAGAAGTACTATAGTGCGTGGCTTAATTTGAAAACTGCGTATGGCACGATTATTGCCAACGGAAAGGCCCTGACGGTAGCGGATAAAGAGCAGTTAGACGAGTCATTTCCGAGAGGCACGTCGTATGAGGCGATGGACCTATTGTTAGAGCAGTTTAAGAGTGTCGCAGATGCACGACTAAAAGGATTTTCTGATGGTTTAGCTACACCGTATGGCACGTTTGGAATGTCTGTGGGACAACCAGCACAGTTCGGTCAGTATTTGCCAAATCAACAGGTCGGCGGCACGGGCGGCGCATTGGGCGGGTTAGATATTCTCGAACCTACGAACTCATTACCGTTCCAGTAAAGACGCGAGATTATTATGTCGAATGGGCAACAGTGGCAAGGTCTAACCAGTGGTCAGTATATCGATCAACTAGATAGTATCTTTGCCTCTTTGGATAGTCCTGAAGGCGAGTCCTTGCTTGCGGGTGAGAAATCGCCTCTTGAGATCACGGAAACCGGCGACGTGCAACCCTCAGAGGGGTGGTCAGCTCAGGAGTGGGGGAATCTGCTGGAAGGGATGAAGAAAGCGCCGACCTTCCCACAAGGCGGCGCAGCAGCTCAACCATCGCCAATAGGTCAGGCCGTTCCCACGATGACTGGAGAGGTTCCCGCGATTACCACAGAGGCGTCGGGCCTGACAGCCGCAGAGCCAACTGGTCAACAGGAGTTGGGAAGACGGGGTGATACCTCTGTTGATACGCTCAGAAACTATTTTCAGACCTTAAATAGTCGATTGCAAGGAGAAGGACAGCAGCTTCAGTTAGACGAAAATGGACTACTGCGAGGGAAAACAGGGCTTGATCAGCTTGCACATTCGTTTGAGAAGTTGGACGGGATTATGGAGGCGTTGACGGATGAAGGTCCGAATGCGTGGAACACGGGATTGTCGGACGCGGAAGCGAATAAAGTCAGGAATGCCTTGGGATGGTATAAGGAGTCCTATAAGGGCAAGGGCGCGACGTCTGATATTGGGCTTGGCGGCCATGCGGCCGGGCTGGTAACAGGGGCGGTTGAAACGGTGTATGAGGGTGTAAAGGGACTCGGACTCTTGGCGATTGATCCTCTGCGTGGATTTCCAACGGTGCAGGCGTTATACCATGCACATACGCGCTTGGCGGAACAGGCGGAATTAGATCGAGAGGCTGGCGATGATGCGCTTGCGAATTTTCGGACGGTGGCCGCGTGGTTGCCGTTAGTTGGATTACAGGCAGAACATATCCGTGAAACCGCCGCCGGTGGAGAATATGGAAAGGCGGCTGGTCAGGTGCTAGCTTCTGTGTTCTTGGCAAAAGGCATGAAGGTCCCGAAGGTAATTGCGGGAAAGACTGTTCCCCTTCCGGGGGGGCGGTCGGTTTCGGTGCCGAGTCGAATACCTAGCCCGATGGGACGTGAGGCGGGTGTTGCTGTTGGAAAAATGGGGGCGGCGGCAGCACGGGCAGGCACGAAGTGGATTAACCGTCGAACCGGGAAACCGGCACCAAAAGGTAAAGCTGATGCGGAAGCTGTAGAACTGCGCGTGATGGGGACCAAGAAAGATGGCACTGTGGTGTATGGCTTAAAGAATCCTACCTATGGGATGGAGCCGACGTTTAAGTCTCGCGGGAAAAAACCTTCGACGCCACAGGAACAACAACAGGATTATATAGAACAGGTACAGCGACATCCGGACGATCTCAGCGTGAATCCTCAATTTCTGATTGCCGCACAGCATCAGGCTCCGCACATGGCTTCTCCTGAAATCAAACTGGTTACAGGATTGGCGCAGGATTCTATCTTTGCGATGAGGAATACGCGACAAATGAGAGAGCGTCGTGCGGCAGAAGTTATGGCGGCCATGCGGCGTGAAGGGCAAACAATTACTGGTCGTCCTGAAATGGTGACACCAGAAACCGCGGGAGGGCTGGTTCGTGGCGCACAAGAAGCAGAGCTGGCGAGGAAAGAAGGTCAACTACCTACTCCTGTTGAGGTATTAGGGGAAGGGGTTGCAGGGGTCCAACCCGCACAGTTGACACAGCAGGCGCAAGCCAGCTTAAAGCGTGGGTTAGCAGGACTCGAACGGGAAGCCGGATTGGGGGGCGCACCTCCGGAGATTACTGCCGGAAAGGGTGTTCTGAAGGCACTTGATACTTCGTTGGCACGGGCGAAATCCGCGCAACGGAAATTCGGTGAAGGCGTAGAAAAACTTGCGGCACTGGAAAAAAATATCGAAACGGTGGAGTTGAATCCTAAGTTAGCGCCTGAGTTTCGTGAGTTCTATGAGAGGATGGCCCCTAAACAAGATCAACAAGGATTAACCATCTATACCTATCGTCAGAATCCTTACGCCAAGATGACCAACCTGTACGGTGAGAAGGCGATGGAAGGCGACTATATGGAGCCTTATGCGACTCGCATTGTTGATCCTGAGACGTATGTGGAGGCTTATCGAACCAAGCAGGCGTTTCCAGTCGATTTAACAATTATTAAACAAAACCCGAAAGTGATTGAGGAATATGGCAAGCTGCGAGTGAAGGAACAAACGGGTCAACTTAGCGGGATAGAGCGTTCTATCTATAAACTGCTAACTGGATTGTTTCGCGTGCAAGCGACTCAAGGCTTAATGGAGACTAGGGTAACACCTCCTCAGTTACTTAAACCCGCAGTTTCAGGCGATAACAAAGTACCACTCGATGAGGCCATGCGTGTGTCGAGTGAGTTATCAGCGATGTTGCGAACTCCGAAAGCCGATGTGGGGGCGGTGACGGAGTTGGGAGCGCCAACAGGCACCTTGTCAGGAGCAGGCCGGACGGTGGCGATTACCCACAACGCCTTAGCAGAGGCAATAAGTACTACCATTGATCGGTTCACGCCTGCTAATCCGAAATTGCCGGGCCTTGTGAAAGGATTACGCGATCAGACGATAGAAAAATACAGCGTTATCGCACACCAGAAGCGCTTACAGGGGCCAAAGGGGGTGCCTGAAGGACGTAAGGTTTATGAGATGATGGCGAAACCAAAGGGGTTAAATTTGACCCTTGTGGAAAGTCTGAAAACAAAAATAGGGGCGGCGGCGTTTGATCGACTGGCGCGTACCTATCGAAATCAGATTATTGCCAGCGGGAAGGAAGGAAAAAATCTGTGGAAGGATATATCTCCTGAAGTCAAAAAAGCGTTTTGGCCGGAAGCGGCGGATCGCCGTGCGATTAAGAGTGCCGTGGAACGTGGGATCAAATATGAGCCTTATTTACGTGCGCCTAATGCCGCCAAGTTGGAACAACTTCTTTTTGATCCAAACGCCGTTGCCGGACTGACTCGATGGGCGAAAGTGGACAAGGCCGGACTCCAACGTGCGTTTAATGCGGCGTTGGTTGAATCGGTGGAGTTTTCTCCATTGGGACATTTAGTGACGTGGAATCCGAAGTTTTGGAAGAACCTAGAACAGTTACCTATTCGACAGCAGAGGATGTTGGCAGGCGGAACGAAGCGTTTAGCCCAACTGAATAAGATGAGAACGAAGTTTAATGAGTATGAACAGCTTAGGACACAGAAGGCGATAGATGTCTTTGACGTGAAGAATTTGTTTGATGATTCCCTGCTTACATCAGCGCTTGAGATATTGCCAGTGGCTCAGAGGCCGCAGTTTGCGAGAGGGTGGTGGGATGCCGTCGTGACGCAAGGTGGACTGGTACAAAATCTCGCGCAGTCGAGAAATTTTCTCAAAGCATGGGAGGCAATTCCAGAGAAAACGAAGTTACGGTTATTTCAGGATAAGCGGAATGTGAACGAAAAAGATGCGTGGATACGCTTTCGTCATAAGCTGACGGAATCCGATCTGGTAACTGATCCGGACATGACCAACAAGATTGGCAAGTTGGGTATTGCTGTGTCTACTGTTGTTGACATATTGTTCGTTCTCAAAGGGGCGGTTGATCCACTTACGGGACTTGGTGCTATCGGTGTTTGGACCGTAACTGGATGGATGTTAAATTCACCGAAACTAGGAGGACTGTGGTTGCGATTATTTCACGCAAAAACCCAAGCGGAAATCAATCGTGCTGGTGAAGCGTTGCGTAAAGGTGTGGAAGCAGAAGCGAAGGCTGGAACATTGCAGCTTCCTCCAGTGGAAAAAGCCAACACCCCGTCGGGATTGCGTCCTGTGGATACGCCCCGATCTCTATGGGAAGATGTGGCACCAGCGCGAGAGATACTTGGTCGCTTGGGTCCGATTTCTCCAGCGCTCACACGGGGAGAAGAAGAGCGTGATGACGAGGAGCTTGATCCCACAAGTGAAGCATATTTTCAACAGGTGATCGCCTCTGGCGCACCATAAGGAGTAAGGAATTATGGCAAGCGGCACAGTAATGCCCGTCCCCGTGATGCAGTTCTTGGATGGCAATGGCGATCCGTATAGCGGGGGCAAGCTGTACACCTATGCGGCAGGGACGACCAACAATCTGGCGACCTACACGACCCACGACTTAACAGGATCAGCGAATGCCAATCCGGTCATTCTGGATGCCGCAGGTCGGGCAGTGGTCTATCTCCAGCCCAAGGGCTACAAGTTCAAGCTGGACAATTCCTCTGATGACGAACAGTGGGTGCAGGATTTTGTGAACGGCGTGCCGGTGCAGGCCGGTACGGTGGACATTACCGGCACCGCTGGAGAAGCGCTGGCGAAGCCCAATCTGGTCTATCTCTCGGATGGTCGGGGCAGTCGGACGGCTGGCAAATGGTATAAGGCTGATGCTGTTTTGGATTACGCCAGCACGGGCGTGACATTAGGCTTTGCGACGGCGACGATTGCTCAAGATGCGACAGGGGCGATTCGGCTGGTCGGCACACTGGATGGGTTTGTGGGCTTAACGCCGCTTGGCGCTGACCAGTTTGTGAGTGGGACGGTCGGGGGGATTACTTCAACCAAGACGACTAGTCCCCGACAGGTCGGTCGGATAATGACATCGACTACGATTGTGATTGATGTGGCACCAGCGCGGAGCGATGTATTCTTGGGGCCGGTGTGCAATGGACGATTGAGTCTGGAAAGCGGAGTGCCAGTGTCAACCGCCGATCAGACCGCGAAAACATCGGTCTATTTTATGCCCTATCACGGCAATAAGATTTCATTGTATAACACGGATACAACCCTGTGGACGGTGCATGAATTTTCGCAATTAACCTTTGCGTTGTCTGGATTGACGGCGGATCGGAATTACGATTTATATGTCTACAGTGTGAATGGGGTGGTGACGGTAGACAATAATGGACCCACAACATGGGGAAGCAGTAACGATACCAGTCGGCAAGCGGCTTCCGCACTGGAATTACAGGATGGCGTCTTGGTCAAAAAGGATGCCCACAATTATCGGTATCTTGGGACGATTAGAACTACTAGCACGACAGGGCAATGTGAAGATTCACTTACCAAGCGGCTAGTGTGGAATGCGTATCATCGCGTAGATCGGGCGATGTATTATTTACCCACCGGTGTGTCGAGTTGGACCTATACACTGGCGGCTTGGCAACAGCGGTCCAGCACCCCGCCGAGTCAGGTCGAGTGTGTGTCGGGACAAGATGGCGATAGTATTACGGCTGATCTGTGGGTATATGCACAAAATAATTCGGCGGCGACCACGACCTATATGTCGGTGGGTATTGGGGAAAGTGCGGATACCCCTGTGACGGGCTGTATTTTAGTGCCTGCGACGGCAGATGTGACTGATTCAAAGAAGCCGTCATCAGCGCACTTGAGAAAGCAGAAAAGTGAAGGGTATCACGTGTATAAATGGCTCGAATGGAGTACGGCTGCCAATGAGACTACATGGTTTGGCACGAATGGTACTTCCCAAATTCGACTGAGTGGCCTTAGTGCCATGTTAAGGATGTAATCATGATAGCAGCACAATTAGTTGCGGCGTTTGAACGACGTGGTATTCCGGTGTCCGGAGTGACGATTGGCACAGTTGACGACCGCGCCACATGGACGGTGCGGTATAAAGGGGCGACCGACGACCAGCAGGCCGCTGGCGCAGAACTCTTGGCGACCTTTGATCCGGCTACGGATACGGACTATCTGGAAGAACGGGCGGAGGCTGACGCCACGTCGTTCCTCAAGAAGCCCTCTACGCAGTCCTTTCTCGTTGTGATGGCAGGATTTTTCGATGCACAGGTAGTGGATGTGCAGGAGGACTTGAAGGCCGCGTATAAGCAGGCGTATAAAGACGAGCATT